ATATAATGTATCATATATCTTTCTAAAAATCTTAACAGGATCATTGTCAAGGTTATTGACAACCCATTTTCTCATGTCACTAAACTCTTTACCTTTAAGGTGTGTGACCAGAGTCTTTAGATTTTCATCTGATACATTCACTAATATGCCAGCATCTATACTACCACTTACTGAATATCTTTGTAATTCATTAATGAGTTTTCTGAAATCTGGAAAGTGTTTAGTGATTAGTTCAACAAGCACCTTATCTTCATAATCTACATTCTGTTCTTTAAGAATATAGACGGCTCTTTCAAACAACTTACTTGCCAGTTTAGGTTTATCTTTAGGGTTAACTTTAAACTCTATGTTTGAGAATCTACTATGTAAAGGTTCTATGATTCTATTCTTAAAATTACAAGTAAGAATAAATCTACAATTCTTATGAAACTCCTCTACAAATCCTCTTAACGCAGGTTGTGTTGATTGTGGATTAAGATAATCTGCCTCATCTAGTATAACAACTTTCTTACCGCCTGATAACGATACAGTTGAAGCAAAGTTTTTAATCTTATTTCTTAATACATCAATACCACCTTCTTCGGATCCATTTATCATAATCCAATCGCAGTTCATTTGATTACACAATGCTTTCGCAACTGTGGTCTTACCGATACCTGCAGTACCAGAGAACAACATATTAGATATCTCACCTTTCTTAATGAAGGCTAAGAATAAACTTTTTAAAGAATCAGGTAATATACAATCATCAATAGTTTTAGGTCTGTAAGATTCCACCCAAAGGAAGTCGTTTGTCGCTTGTTTCATTGTTTACCTCTTTCATTATATAATGTATTGTTACACCTGTTTTTCTATTAGCTTCATTGATAGATTTATAATTTATATTTCTATATAGAACAGGAATGGAATTTGATGGTGATTTACCAAACATACCGTTCTTCTTACCTCGAATTGTATCACCTCTATTTTTTCGTTCAGCTTCACTATAAGATTTCCATAAATTTGTTTGTCTAATTGACGCACCTTTTTTTTGTTCTTCACTTTGTTTCTTACCCAACATTCCGTATGTAGCATACGATTCTCTAGTTTTAGTTTTATGATATTTTTTCATACTTTTTATAAAATTAATACTATCACTTGTATCACCACCGTCACCACCTTTCGTCATATTATAATGAGGTTTGAGTTTAGAAATAGTATCAACTTCTAATAATTTAGATTTACCTTCTCTTATTAATTCAATATAAAAATTATCTTTTCCATTTTTTCTCATAGATTTGTATAGATGATAATCTATATTTAAATTAAACGCATTATATAAATGTCTAGCAAATCTTTCTTCTAAAGATTTGGAGGTATATCCTATATAAAATTTTTTATTTACTTTATTTGTAATCTTGTATATTTTTATCATACAAATATTTATAAGACAGTAATTCTCTACTTCGTTATAGAGCTATCTGGTTCTAAAGCAATCCAGTATTCAATAGGTAGTTTTGTGTGTTTAAAGTGTGAGATTGATTTTGATGATACTTCGACATCATAATCGCCATCTAGCATTTTCATGTTCTCTACTTTGAAATAGAAAGTATAATCTGCTGTAGCGCCTTGACCTACTATGATATCAAAAGAGTTTGATGTATCGTTCTTCTTATCACAAACTTTAAGAACAATATCACCACCTTTTGTGCCGATCAATGATAAGTCTGGTGATTTTAAAATCGCCGCCATCTTTAACAGTTCTTTATAGTTTGATGATGATAGACTAAAGGTTACATCTGCCTCTGGCATTTTAACTTCTTTAGTTGGTGATACTATTACTGAAGGATCAGAATAGAAGTATTTTACTTTTGATTTACTACCTTCAGAAGATATTGTCATATACTTATCTTGTAAAGACAATTCAGGTTTAGTGAAACCTGATACTGCTGATAGAAATTCGTTTAGATCATAGATACCAAACTCGTTGGTAAATTTATCTGAAATCTTTGCCTTAGCAAAAATGTTTCTCATTGTAGAGATTGTTGATAACTCATCACCTTGTTTGATTAATATGTTAGTATTAATACTTGCAAAGTTTTTAAGAGTTTCAATCGTGTTTTGATTTAGTTTCATTATATATATATCTTCTTTCAATTGGTTATTTGTTATTATTATATCATTTTTAAAAGGGGTCGTCAAGCAACTGCTTTATAGTTGTTTTCGGTATCTGAAATCCAAGGATCTAATGTTCTAAGTTCTAGTGTCATCTCCGTTTTTTCTTTACGGTGTAGATTAAGAATTTCATATAAGAATTTTAATTCATCCGCTTCTCTTTTATTCCAAGAAGTCAGAGCATCAGTATGGCTATGGTGTAACCAAACAACACAATGTTTTCTCTCTTTTACATCATTAACAATTTTTTCAAAAATCTTGTAAATATCTAAGAACCCTGAAGTCATTGTCATGTGTAATTCTTTATCGGTACTTCTTTTTTCTGCTATTTCTTTTAACTCTTTTGTTCCGTAATCTTTCCATTTTACATCACCTCTTCTTTGTTCTTCAATTTGTTTTTTAGCAAGTTTTACACTTTCTGTTGTTGTTCGTGCTTTCATTTCATATATCAACGCTAACTGTTCTAATGCTATATTAGAGTCTGGTGAAATTTGTTTTTTATTATAATAGTTTAAAAGTACTTTTGCACCATCTTCTTTTGTTGGAAGTTTTTTTAATTTTGTTTCATCTTTATTATCATGGGCTGCTAAACTTCTTAAAAATAATTCTTCTTTTTCTTTTAACACTTTATAAGGAACTCTATTAGTTTTCATATAAAGTGATTTTGCTAGCTTAGCAGCATTTAATCCGTGTCTTGAACCAACAATTACATCACAATTCGTATCAAATCCAAATTTTTTACCAACACCTTCAAAGATTAATACAGGATTCATATCAGAGGTATTACCTCCATTCTTAATAAGTTCTGCTTTTATATCTTTTATATGTTCAGCACTATCGGTAAATGAAATTTGTACTTTGTTCATAGCGTCTAATTCTGCCACAGATTCGCCCTCTTTAGAGGTCCATATACCAGATTTTATTCTCTCATCAAACCACTTAACAAATTCTTTACTTAACATAGAATTATCTACATTAGGCATTGGCGGTATACCATAACTTAAATTATAGATATCAGGATTATTTTTTATATCTGGATATTCTTTTAGCATTCGATTCTCTTTTAATTGTAGTGAATCAAAATTATCTCTTGTGGTGACTTCAAGTATTTCTAGTGTAAATCTAGGTTCGTCACCTTGCACTAGTTTAATAAACTCCTCATTTGTAGAAGAGGACCAGTAAACTTCACCACCATGTTCTGGTAGTTTATCTTTTTTAATGCCTATGTATGGTGCTCTTGTTATATGTTTAGTATCGGTAAACTTATATAGATATGCCCCATAATTATTATCATTAGGTATATCACATAGTATATTTTTAGAGATAATACTTGGTGGTAGTATCATATTATTTTTTGCTTTTTTAGCAAGTTCTTGTGTTGTCATATTGTAGTCCTTTCATAAACTTTCATAATATATTTGATTATTATATCATATTCCAGGCAAAATGTCAAGCACTTCGCCTGGAATAATTTTTATTATTTGATTTTAATTGTCTTTGGCTTCTTTTCTTCTGGTACTATCTTCTCCAGATCAATAACAAGCATACCATCTTTCAATTCAGCACCATTCACAACGACATCATCTGCCAATGTAAATGTTCTAGTGAATTGTCTTTTTGATATACCTTTATGTATTGTTCCAGCCAACTCTTCCTTATCATTACCATGAATAGATTTAATTGTCAATTGACTATTAGCAGTAGAGATATCGATATCTTTTTTACCGAAACCTGCAAGTGCCATTTCAATGTTCCAATTAAGATCATCTACTTTATTAATATTGTAAGGGGGATAATTTACAGTTCTTTGAGTATCTAGGTGTAAATTAAAGTGGTCGAAAATATTTTCGAACCCTACTGAAAAGGGTCTTAGATCGTTCCAGATCCGTAGTTCTCTATTAGTCATGTTTGCTCCTTTGTAAGCGAGTTAATTATGATACCTCTTATGAGCGTATCGTTAATATATATAAGAATTAATTTTTTAAATACAAGCCTTATATAAAAAAAAGGTAGTTTCTTTTATCACGGAGTGAAACTACCAAACGTCACCGAATTAAGTATCTTTGCGGAAGATACTCTACCTCTTAAATGTAAGGGCTTACGATCAGCCTTACATTACTATTTATACGCAAAAATAGTCTTATCGATTAGAATAAGCGTATTTTTGTGTGCCGTATAAACTCTTAATACCAGCTGCAACGATTTCTTTCATACTCTTTTTGAATATTTTTGAAGCGCCTGCTGCTAAAATAGATTTAGTAGGTGTACCTAATCTGTAAGAAGTGCCGTTAGATGTTTGGTTAATGTAAACCATATGTCCTTCAACTCTTAATTGATCTACCATCCCTCTTGGTGATGTTAAATCAAACTTATTTCTTAAAGTTGTCCATGATACTGGTGCACCTTTAGATAATAGATTTAATACTTTTTCTTTTTTTGCTAATGTTTTTCTAGCCATTATATTTTCCTTTTTCAATTGTTGTTTAGTTAATTACATACATGATATCAAACAACATAGATATCAAGTAATTTTATAATTCGCCTTTCAGCGCTTTAATTTTGTTGTCTTTCTTGTGTCTTCTGATAGACTCTTTTCTTGCCTCTCTTTTTTTCATAGATGGTTTAATAAAATGAGACCTATCTTTTAATTCTTTCATTACGCCGTCTTTCATTAACTTTTTCTTTAAGACTCTTAATGCTTTCTCAACGTTATTGTTTCTTACTTCTATTGTATATGCCATATTATTCTTTATTGTTAAAAATTATCTCGGTTACATCTTGAATCCAAGCGGCCGGAATAGTAGTAACATTACCTACTGTTAATGTTTCATCTTCATCATCTACGATATAATCTGAAAAGATAATAATTTTTTCTTTTGTTTGAAGAAGTTTATAACCTAATGATACAGGTCTAGCAGGTTTAGATAACACTGCCTTATTGATATCTTGCCAACCAGCGTCACCAGTGGCGTCAAACCATTTCACTTCAACCAATGGATAATCAGCTATAGTACCAGTTAATAGTTTTTTTTTTCTACTTTTTGATTCTTTTTTAGAATTTTTCATATTAGCTGCCCTCTGTGTGATACTTGTTGGTGAAGTTCATAGGCAATCCGTTTGGATCATTCTGTTCCTCCTTAAAAAAGTCTTTTAATTTTTCTACTAAATTTTCATATGTGGCATAACAACCTCCAACCAAATCATTATCAACATATTCTTCAATATGGATATTACCTGCTGGTTTGCATTGACCATCTATTGATAGTTGGCCATCATTCATCATTGTTATTTCAACTTTTTTAGAATTTTTCATATTATTGTATCAATTTGTTTATAGTTATTATATCATTTTTAGGTTGTATTGTCAAGCAGTTCATATTATGTAATAACTTAGGGGTTTTTACACCCCTAAGCGGACTTACATTATGAATAGTTTTTAGATTAGACATCAAAATTGTCCTCATCATCCTCACTATCATCGGAATTCTTTTCAGATAAAATCTCAGCTTCTTCAGCTTTCTTTTTATCTTCTAGTATCTGATCGGCAGAAACTCCAGCGTCTACCTTTGTATATAGGTCAACAAATGATGTTTTAGTATCATTATCGAATCTATTCGTACAAACTTCAATCGCTTTCATTTTACTATTAAAGATCGAATATGCCTCAGCGATATGTACAAGTCTTCTTGTACTGATTATCTCATCAACACCGCCGTCTTTATAAGTCTTTCTGATTACATCTGCCCACGTCACTAGATTAGTAGCAAACTTATCATCTGCTTTACCAGCAGATTTTAGTTTAGTCGCAATAATCTTTTGTTCAGTTTTTGCAGCAGGATATTCTTGTTCAAATGTAATAGGGAATCTTTCTAGGAAAGCCTCATTAAGAACATTTGTACCAATGAATTTACCGTCATCTGAACCTTGACCTTTAGTATTCGCAGTAGCAAGTACATTGAATCCAAACTTTGGTTTAACAAACTTGTTAATCTTTTTAACATAGATTCCTGAACCTTCAAGGATTGGTTGTAAACACATGATCTTATTAGAAGCAAGATCGATCTCATCTAATAACAAGACAGCACCTCTCTCCATCGCCTCAATAACTGGACCATTCTGCCAGATAGTTTGACCATCTTTTAGTCTGTAACCACCAAGTAAATCATCCTCATCGGTCTCAATCGTAATATTAACTCTTATCATCTCCCTCTTGGCAACAGCACAAGCTTGAGTTACAGAAAGTGTTTTACCGTTACCGGATAATCCTGTAATGAATATAGGATAAAACTTTTTAGATGTTATTACATTTTTAACATCAGCAAAGTTACCGAAAGAAACAAAGTCCTTGTCTTTTTGCGGAACAACATTGTCAGTTAGGGAACTAACTACATATGCGGCTTGTGATTTAGTATCTTGTGTCTGAACTTCATCTGTAATAACTTCTGAAGAAGTTAGAGGTAACTTGTAAAGCCCTCTACTCACTTTATACTTGTCAGTTTTTAACCAATTGGGATTAGCAATTTTCTTATCCGCAACTAGATTATTAATCTGAGTTCTGGTAACTGTTTCAGAATTGTACGTTTTGTACAAAACATCAACTACCGATTTTTGTTTTTCATTAAGTTCGTTCATAATATTAAGTCCTTTCGTTTTAGTTATATTATTTTCTTTTCTCATAATGTACTCTTATGGTATCATAATTTTGACATAAAGTCAAGCGATTATAATCGTTGGTATACAACATTTTTTCACTCATTAAGCAACCATCTTGATAAAGTTGTTTAATAATACTCTTGAATTCAGTCTTTTTTTCATTCCAGACATGAACATTCTTTTTAATTGACTCTTATTGGCAGTTTCTATGCCATCATAAACTGTATTAACAACTTTAGTATCTGATTTAACATAGAAATATACGTCATAACCAGTATTGTAATCAGCGATAAACTTTTCTTTATTGAATTTAGAGTTTGCCAATGCTTCTTTTCTGTATGGCACTTGAAATAGATATCTTAAATCTCTATACTTACTTGCAAGATAGAATCCAATAGTATCTAAGTCATATTTCTTTTTAAGATACTTCAATAATCTATAAGTTAAATCTTTACCAGAACCTCTGTAACTACTCTCACACTTAATATATTTGTTATTAAGTTTCAATCTTACTTCGCCACCGTTTTTGGTATGTAATGAATTACCAGAGCCGTCAGTTAAAGTTACTAAAGCAACTTTGTCTGTATGATAATCTTTTTTGAATTTTTTGATAATAGAATCCATCGCAATCAAAGACTCATTAAGAGGCGTTGATGATAGGTAATAACTACCTGAAATACTAGGCACACTAACATTATTTGGGTTTCTCCAGTCATTTCTATCATTGAAATATCTTGCCGATCTATGTAGGTTCTGAGCACATCTTACAAAATCTGATTTACTTTGTTTATGTGTAAACATTTGACATAATCTAGTAGTCTGATCTGGCATTATTGTCTTATCACTTACTATAAAAGGATTATCTGGATGATTTTTTTCTTTATTGTCATAATGACTACTACCATTATTCATAAATTTATATACTGAAAAAGGTATATTGATCTTTCTGCAAAACATAACTAGATTCAATAACTGTTCAACAGTAGGTTTAAGGTGATGTTGCATTGAACCTGACCAATCAAGTAAGAATACCATACCGTGATTCTTTTGATTAGGCACAGTAGTTATCTTTTTGAATATATCTTCAGCGAATTTGTAAGTATGTAGTTTATTAGGATCAATAACACCTGTCTTATCTTGTAAAGCACGAGCATACATCTTAGCGTTCTTCTTCATTTCAAACTCTTTAACAAGATAGTTTACAACGTTAGAAGATTCTTTTAAGAATTTTACAGTATCTTGTTTTATACTAGATAGAACAACTTGATCGTAATCTGTTAATTTTGAATCATACATAGCAAAATCTTTGATGTATTTCTTGTAAGGTATGATTAACTTCTCTAATCTAACTTTTGGTAATTCAACATATGACAGTTCTCTAGCATTATCATCTTGTAATTTTTTAACAGCCTCATCAAATGCTTCATTAGTTAATGATCTAATTTTTTCATCACCACCAGCACCTGTACCAGTACCAACTTGACTAGTTTTTGTATCTTCTTTTTTATCACCTTCACCAGTTTCTTTAGATAAATATTCTTGTAGTTTTTCTTCTGTATCTTTATCTAGTTTTGTATTGTCTGAACTATCTGATTGACTATCACCTTTTGATTTTTCATCACCTGACTCTTTAGGTGCATAAGACTTTTTTAATTCAGGATTCTTTTTAAGTTCTTCTTTACAATAGCCTAGTATATCTTCAGCAAGTTTTTGTACATCAGCAAATGATTTACAAGCGTCAACTAGTTTTACAAAGTGATTTTCTTTTTTATTGAAATTAAAGTTTAAAGTTTTAGAAGATTTGAAATACATATTGATCTTATCAATCAATCCATAATCTGATTGTTGTCTACCTTTAGTACCAAAGAAATTGTCTTTGTACATCTTTCTGAAACCTAATAGATAGTCATTAGTTAAACCAGGATATTTCTTCTGTATAAGTTTATCAATTCTAGCGTCTTCAATAACATTTACAAATGATCTAAATTCATCTGATCTATCTTTCATATCCATCCACGATTGTGCCGGTGTGTGTAGAGCATGAGAAACCTCATGACCAACTAACATATCATAAACGTGTTTAGATTTGTGTTCTTCTTTTAAAGTAGGGATTGTTAAGACTCTGTTTTTTACATCAAAAGAAGCAGTCTTTACAGCGTTCTCTTGTACTTCAATATTTTCTGTTGCTAGAAGCTTTGCAAGTTGTGATTTTATTTTAGTATCTTTTTTCATAATGTATAACTTATGGTACCATACTTTTATATGAAAGTCAAGCACTAAAAAGACTAGTAAATACTAGGTTTTTTGCATATATAAGAAAGAACGAAACAAGAACATTAGTAAAATCAACACTTTTTGAATATAAAAACAGGTTCAAACTTACGA